TGTTTCGAGTCCTATCAGCATCAATTGCTACTTCTACATCTTCAATTAATTGATTTCGTAGAGTATCAATATCGCGTTTAGGGCCTGATACAAATCCTAACAATGTAACGTTTAAAAAAGATTCACGCGTACCCGAAGTACCCGTCATAGTTAAATCATTGCGTGATTCGTCACTAGCACCAACAATAACAAGTGGGTATTGTTGTCTAGAAAAATCGCTTTCGCTTAATATTTTTCTAGAAACAAACCGTATGTTGCCATTATTAGCATCACGTAACGTGGACACTAAATCTTCGACTATTTGCTCTCTTAAACTCATACCTATCTTCGCATGTACATTGAAGTTTTAACAGATTTCTCTTTGTTAGTAATAGTTGAATCACCATCACTATCGTACTCAACACCATCTGCTAAGATAGCATCGAATTCTTCTTCAAATCGAGTTCTGTAAAACTCCATTGCACTTGTAAACTTGTCGCCTTCAACAAAATCAGACAACTTGGGTAAAATGTAATAACTCAACACATGGTATACAGACGCATTCTTAAACTGAGTATCAGTTAACTTACTAGCATCCATTTCTGATGTACTACTAGCGTTAGAAACACTTTGTAGGTACATCGGATACCAACTGATTCTCAATTTGCGTTGTATATCCGATTGTGTTCTAGCATGGTCATCACTAAAACTCAAATTGTCGTAATCCTGTAAATCAGGGAACAACTCTTGGACATCTACGTCTGTACTATATGCCATTATTAAACGATTGAATCAGAAGTTAACTTAACACCATAAGTGTTATGTAAAATACCTTCTGCCCAAACACCAGTAGTAACAATCTCAGAAGCACGTAGACTAGCATTACGCTCAATCTCTGTACCTACACCACGGTCTGCTAATGCAATCGCATCGCGTGCGAACACAGCGCCGATAGCATCACCACTACCATCAACTTGCACTGATGTAGATTGGAATACCTGCACACCACCTAATTCACCAACAAAACCGTTACGCATAACAGATTCTGCTACTGCAGAACTTGATTGTGGAATGAAAGAGTTAGTTAATGCACTCTGCACTGCGTAAACTTGCGCAGGATGTAATACTGCTACAATTTCACCTGTTACGTTATTACCACGCAACGATGCAATTGCTTTGAAAATATCCGACGGCGTCAATTCTGCACCTGCACCCGGCCCCTTTTCAGTACTAAATGATGTGAACAAAGCTGTGATATCTTGGTCTTGTCGCATTGCTACACCTTGACCTAAGTATGTGATAATATCCATGATGTTGTTTCTATTACCAACACTAGCAGACAAGTCTGTTAAAGTCGACATTAAAACATGCTCAGATACCGTCAAATCAAGGTCTGTTGGTACAATATCAGTGTTAGTTGAGTAATCTGTACCTTCTGCGGTTGCTACTGCAAGTGTGTCTGTAGGATATACAGGTACTTGTGTAACAGTTGACGACATTGGTGCGGCTACGTTTTTAACTAGACTTTTTAAGATGTAATTTTCGTTCGCTGTAAATGAGATATCTGTAATCATCTCGTTGAATAACTTCGTTAGTGAAGTTGTTGTGATTTCATTGGCCATTGTATGACACTCCTATAAAAAAAATAATGTATTTGATTAGGCACGCTTGAAGTCTTTGTACTGTTGTCTAACAACAGGGTCTGACATATCAGCATTAGTCCAATCGACTTTTTCAATTCCTGAAGATTCAGTGTTGCTACTAGTTCCACTACCCGCAATATTTGCTTTCACAAAGTGCGGATTATTAGTTAGAAACTCATTGACTAATTCGCCAACTGAGTATTTTTTTGCATCGTTGTTATAACGTTGGCTACCTGTGTTTAAATCAATCACTTCGATGTTGCCATCAGTGAATTTAACTTGATTCTGTAACAACTGTACAACCTGTTCAGGGTTAATCGCATTCATGTTACTTGCGCTACCCAAGATGCTTTTGTCTACTCGTTCTACTCTAATCTGTTCTTTCAATTCACTAATTTGATTCTGTAAAGGTGCTACGGTATCGCTTAATAATTCATCAAACTTACCTTGCTCTTTTAGCATCAACTGCTTAGCGTTTTGTTTTTCTGTAACTAGTTGATTGTATAATTCAACATCAACTTTACTGTATTCATCACGCACTTTCTTTTCAGCTCGTGCGATTCTTGATTGTACAATATCATTAACTTTGGATTTTTCAATCATTTCTACCTGCATAGTTTCTGATGTTGCAGTGGCATCAATATCCTGAGTGTTTTCAGTTTCAGTTACTTCTGACATTATTTTTTCCTCTTATGTTCGAGTTGCCTACAATCGGTGTAGTTCCGTACCTGCTTAAAGCAGTAATTTGTAATGTATTTATGTATTTGTCGAACTAGTATTAGTTAAGGTACTAATCACGTCGTTGTTATCGATTTCTTGTAACACTTCTGCTAATAAACTTTCTTGTTTAATTGTCAAATTAACGATTTGCTTATCAATTTGTTTATTGAATACATCACTATTAACATTGGATAGTTTTGCTTGTTGCAAGAAGTTTAAATCAACGTACTTGTCACGAATATTGAACGAATCAGGGTAGTTAATTTCACCATCGTACTGAACTGATACCATCATCGAGAACATCTTGAATATTTGTTCTTCAAAAAGCTCAAGATTATCTGCCTTTTCAGCAAGTCTTGCATTCAGTAGTTGAAATTCTGTTTCCAATGCAACACCTGATAGTTTTTTACTTTCGATTGCTCTAACACTACCTACGTTAGCCATAACGTTGATAGCATCTACTTTGTGCTCAATTGAATTCATGATTACAGCAATATCACTATTACTGTCTAAGAAGTAAGGTTTTAACCCCGGTTCTGTATTTTCAGGTATTACGCACCTACCACCTGCACCCGGCCCAACTTGTACACCGTGTTCACTTGCTAAAATGCTATGAACATTCAATCGAATTGCTTGTTCAATTTCACTGCGTTCGTTGTAAATCGCCTTCTGTTGAGTAGCAATATCACCAACATCAGAATACCCAAGTCCTAATACATTACTACGGCGTGCGTACAATGCAACTGCTGTGATTTTTCCGTAAGTATTAGGTACTGATTTAAGTAATTGAACTTCTTGTTTACCGCCTTTTTTGTTAATAGCGATGGTATCAGTTCTATCTCTGAAAAACCATTTATACACAGTGAAGTCTGTATTGGATGCTTCTACTACTTTTAATTCAGATAACTCAATCAATCCGTTATTGCTGTATTCGTACTTCCAATCAATAACATTAGGCGCAGTGAACATACTAACGTACGGTCTAACATTGGCATCAAGTTCTTCAGCTTTTGTTTTATATTGAATATTAGGTCTGTCCAATACAACCCAACAATGTCCGTACACTGATGCTTGTTCATTCGCCTGTTTAACAAAGTTATTCCATGCACGACCTTCGGTATCACTATCTTTGATAAACAGTTTCAAGAATTCGTTATCAGTTAAACTACCAAAGTTTCTAGTAGCATTTTCTCTGAATAAAAAACTACTGTATATTTGAATTATGCTTGCACAGTGATTATCAATCGGTGTCTGTTTAAGTCGTGCTTGATACGAATCATCGTTATCAATTTCACTTTCGTAGCGAGTTAAATACCCACCTTGTTTATAAGATTCACCACCTAAAAAACTATCATTAAAGAATCGCCATTCGTCAATGTGCTTATCGTACGCAGTGTGTTTTTGTTCTACTTCTTTTAATGTGTATGACATAATTAAATCCTTTAAAATGTTCTGCTTTCCCAACTTGACAGCTGAGCGTTGGTTAATGGTTCTACTTCTCTACGAATTGGGTATATAAACTCAATACCGTAACCCAGTGCGTCGTTTAAATGGTCGTAACCTGAATCTTTATCAGGTACTTGCGTACCTTCTTTGTATTCTTGCTTGATTAAGCAATTAATTAAAGTCTTGCACTTAGGACTTATCAACAACTTAGGTTCACCATCGATGGGTGCTAATACACTATTTACTGCATTTATCCTATCTCTAACAGCAGGATGCTTACGTCTAACCTTCATGATAAAACCTGCATTCTGTAATATGCTAAAATCAGTCTTACCTTGTGCTGAAGTTTTGCGTTGTATTGATGCAGGGTCGGGATATGCTGTTACTCTATGTGTTTTGTAACGATTGCGTAATTCTTCGATTAATTCATGTGTATTACTACCATATATAACGATTTCATCAACTGCATGTAATCCAAAATCAGTTTCAACTAATACAACCGCCGACATCGGGTTAACGTTAAAGTCACAGAATAAATTTACGGATTTAATATTACTCAAATCACCATCGTATTCTTTAACATGGAGTTTGACATCAAACCCGTAATAAATCTGACCTGCGTAAGTTTCAAAACTCGCTTCGTATTCTTGTCTGAATGTGCGTGCATCTAAATCTTTGCGTGCATCAGCTATTTCAGTTGCAGTAACATTACCACCGTCTAATGTAGTAAACTGAAAACTATCCCAATCATTACCTGTTTCTTGACCTCGATTATATAAATCAAAAGACCAATTACCTTGACCGGCGGGCGTTGTGATAAACAATGCACTACCTAACCTGTCTGATAACGTAGGTCTTAATACTTCAGTCCACGCTTTGCTATCAGTGTAACTAAATTCATCCATTACAAGGTGGTCTAGTGCAACACCACGCATACTATCGAAATTGTTTGCACCTCTCAAAGAGATAGTGCTACCATTAACTAAATCAATACGCAAATCTGATTTGTTAATGTTTTTAACCCAATTTAAGTTACGTAGTTTATCGGTGAGTGCATCCCACATTACTTGTTTTGCTTGTCTGTACGTGGGCGCAACATAGAAACTGTTTGTATAAGGTGTACTTGCATGTTTAGCAAGTTCACGCATCGCTAAGTAAGTTTTACCGAACCTACGGCCGCACACAGCGACTTTAAATCGTGCATCAGATTTTGTAATATCAATTTGACCTTTACTTAATGGCATAATTTACTCTTTTTTAGTAAATGATATACATTACACCAAATAGGGTTTTCTTCAGTTCCAACATTAATCTTGTACACTGAGAACTCCTTTGATGTAATTACTACACTTACTTGTGTTTTTAAATGATAATTCACTAGTACAACTTGCATCATGAATCACACCGATATCTTGAATAGTACGAAAATCATCAGTCCATGGTAATGGGGTAACATCATCACTATCTAATTGACCAGATTCCGACTGTTTTAGTAGGTTTTTACCTAACCAAACTAACATAGTGGTATTTCTATCTTCAATTGCTAATTTGTATTGAGCTTGTCTAATGTGATACTTCACCTCAACACGCCCACGTCTAAGTACATCAGCAAAGTACTTTTTAATATCATCAACAGTTACACCAAACCACTCAGAAATCTCTTTGTTAGTGCAGTACAATTTAGCGAGATGAAGTACTTCATCTTCATCGATAAGAACCTCACCATCAATTGTTTCAATAACAAAACCTTTTTTGGTAATGTCTTGTTCACCAAATGCAAGGTTTTCTCTGAGCTGTTTAGAGGTAGGCATTAGACCGTCCTATCCTTGACTAAAATACGCATAAAACGTTCGAACGTATTGCCATTGGCAGTTGTAATTGTATTTGTTACACGGTAAATGTTAGTATTTGAACCTGCGCTCAATAACACAGTTGCGTATCTATCAGTTTTTGATGATGAATCGACTGCTAGTGCACTAGTATCACCGGCGATTGCTTGCACAGCCCACGCACTTGTTGAAATCGTGTCATTATCTAAAAACAAATTACTTGGGTCTGCCCAATCAAATGTGTAAGGTACGACATCACTCGCATCTTTTTCAAAATAAACACCTTCTCTATCTCTTTTAGCACCACTTTTAGCCATAATAATATTCCTATATAAGTTCGTTAATACTGATTGTTCTTGATTCTTGATTAATAACAATCGTTCTTGATTCTTGACTGATGATAACTGTATTGTGTGGTATCACGGCTAACATATCAGAATCGACTACGTTACTTGTAATAACGTTATGACTAGCAGTTGCTAAGTGTAATATGCTTGCATCTTCTTCATTACTGAATACTAATGATTGCGACGCTATTGCTTGATGGTCTACGTAATATTCATCTAATCTGTTACTGAATACAATGTTGATTGTCGCAGTTGCTTTATGTAACACATGAGCATCTTCATCAGCCGTAGTAATTACACTATGTGTCGCAGTTGCTTTATGTAACACATGAGCATCTTCATCATTAGTGAATACAACAGCGTTACTGTTAACAGCGTTATGTTTTACTGAACAATCTTCATTCGCACTGAACGTTAATTCAGAACTACAAGATGCAATATGTTGTACTGATGCATCTTCATCATCAGCTGTAATTAGACTGTGATTTAATTGGTCTAGTCCATCCCAACTTAACCAATCTACCCAAGTTAATTCGTCAGTCCAAACATAATCAATCGGTGTTGATAATGTGATATTATTACTACAATCTTCTTCATTAGTGAATACTAAATCAAACGTTGCGTTACCTTCAACAATAGTTCGTGGTGTAGCAGTACAACTGAATACTAAATCAGAACTCGATGTTGCGTTTAACGAGATTAATGTTGATGATATGTTACTGAATACTAAATCTGCAGTAGTAGTTGTACTTCTTGTTACTGATGGTACATCTATATTAGTGAATGCTAATACTTGTGTTGAAGATGCGTAATGTCTAACACCTAAATCTTCTTCAGTAGTCGTTATTACTTCATGACTAGCACTTGCTAAGTGTAGTGTACTTGCATCTTCTTCGTTACTGAATACCACTGATTGTTGCACTGTGGTATCAGTGTAATTTCTTGCAGTCGTAGTACAACTAAACACCACATCAGCACTACTCGAAGCTGATTGAGTAACACTCGCATCTTCGTCTGCACTGAACACTGTACTTGCACTTGCACTAGCGGATTTTAAAACCCCAATATCTTCATCATTGGTAAATGCCAATACTTGTGATGAACTAGCGTAATGTCTAACACCTAAATCTTCTTCACTCGTGGAAACAACAGCATGACTAGCACTTGCACGGTGAACAATAGAAGCATCTTCATCACTACTGAATACAATCCCAATTGAAGATACTGCTGAGTTAACAACACTTGTATTTTCTGTATTCGCAAATGTTAATGATGAAGATGCAGTTGCAGAGGTGCTATTACTTACTATTGAAGTATTAGTAAACTCAATTGCTTGTGATGAGATTGCACTATTAGTATTACTACAATCTTCATCATTGGTAAATGCTAATGCTTGAGCTGAAGTTGCACTATTGGTATTACTACAATCTTCTTCATTGGTAAACTCAATTGCTTGAGCTGAAGTTGCACTATTAGTATTACTACAATCTTCATCATTGGTGAATGCTAATATTAATGATGCAGTTCCACTGTGCGTAGTTCCACCACTGACAACAGTAGCATCTTCATCCATTGAAAATACAATTGCGTGCGATGCAGTTCCACTATGCGTAGTTCCACCACCACCGCTACTAAACACACCTTCATACGCACCAATGTTGTATGGTGTAGTCCACGAAACACCTGCGAGTCCTGTTGCTGATGCTTGTGTCCAACCTGATACATCCCAACCCGCGTCCTCTAACGCACTACCTGTACTTGCAAGTCTATAATCATCAGTCGATGTGTCGTTAAAATCACTCGAAGCAATACCTGTTACTGAATCACTTCCAAGAATATCACTTGCACTAGCATCATCACTAGCATTGTATTTTGACTGACTAACATCCCAATAAGAAGTACTTGTTGGTGAAGCCCACGACGTATTACAATTATAAATTACTGAGTTTCTGAATCGAACTACGTTTGTGGTATCGTTAGTCGCACCAATGTCGAAACCCGATACAACAACGTTATAAACCCTTGCTCTATTGGGGGCACCACCTTTACGCACGATGCCAACCGAACCCGTGACAGGTGTTGAATTACCTATAACTACGGTCGATGATACGTTACAAGGTGATGTTAATCTAAGACCTCTAGCACCTGCTGTCGCCTTAAGCGTACATCTGACGAGCTGTATATCAGAAGTGTCAGAACCTGCCAACTGCGCATTACTATGTGTGATGTCAGTCGACGCAGATTCAACAGTACAATCCTGTATTGTCATTTTCTCGTTATTGTTCCACGCATTTGTTCTGAGCGTGTACTGTGCCGCACTTGTACTAGTGTTTTTAATAGTACAATCTTTAACTACTGCGTTATAGGCACCACTGTCTAATCGTACAGTTTTAGCACCTGCGCTGATAACTAAACAACTGTCTAATTCAAACTCATGTCCTACTTCCGGCCAATTGTTACCTATTCGAACACAATGGTCTGTGTCTGTTGTACTAGTACCGATTATCTCGATATTACGTACCTTTACATTTTTAACATTAATCTTGAATACAGTACCTGCACTCGATGTAATACCGAATCCCGACCCACTAGTGAAACTAGTTTCACTTCCAGTAGCCGCGATAATAGTAATATCGGTTCTGAAAGCTGTAGTCCATCCACTAATATCAACAGAATCAGTTATTGCACTACCTTGGTCGTAACATTCAATCGTTACGTACTTGTCTGCACTTACATTATTTCCTGAATTTGCTGTTTTAGCCGCACTTAAAGCACCACTCAAAGTTGTATAATCACCCGTACCATCAGCTTTAACTGTGTACTTTAATTCAGTTGCTGTAAGTGCAGAAGTTGTCTGTAGTGCACCTCTATTCATTGGCACTGTATAAGTTATGCTATTCACATCACTCGGTATTGTTGCAGTTAAATCAACACCTGAACCCAACATCGCACTACCCGCTATCAGCCTTAAATCACCTGCCATGGCATCGTAAAAGTCGTTACCTAAATCACCTACTAATGCATTTGTGCCGGGTATTTCAGCAAGTGCCGTAGTAACTCCTGTATTATTAGTAGAATTTGAATCATATCCATCACTACTATAGTCTTTGTGATATTCTAAGGCACCGACAGAAATCGTGTTTTTAACAGTTACTGTAGTATTACCACTATTAGAGCCTTGAGAAATTTGAGAAGTGGCAAATCCACCAACATTACAATTGAAAATATCAATTTGCAGTGCCGCACTGATGCTATTGTCAATACTAATACCTTTAGAACTACCACCAGTGTAAGTAGATTTAAAACTACATGCGTGGAATCGAAGATAACCTGCATCAGATGTGTTGGATATAGTCACAGCGTAAGCTGAATTATTAGTAGTAAAAGTACAGCGTGTAAATGTAAAGTCGTACGCTTTGTTTAAATTCATCAACGTTGCATTTTGTTCACCCTGACTTTCACTGACGAAATCACAATCAGTGAATGTGTGTAGGCGTGCGGAGTTGGTGTACGTATCGAATAATTTAACACCCCAACCAACACTCGACGATTGTATAAACTTACAATTAGTGAATGTATTATCAATACTACCCGATGTACTCGCAATTACCATATTATCCGATTCAAAATAACAATTTGTAAATGTAGTGTTTCTATAAGGTTTTATTACCTGTGATGCATTTATGGTTACACACTCAATATTTTCGAAGGTCATATATTCAGTACTACCTTCGAGTATGTGGTCACGATAGGCATCACTTGCATAGAATTGAAAACCTGAGCCTTTTGTCAAGTTAGTTTCACTACCCGTCTGTGCTCTAATAATAATATTACGAGTTGCGTCGGTAGTAGTACCATAAAAATCTAATGTGCCAGTACCCAAGTCGAAGTAAGCACCTGTATCAACACACTCAAGAATGTGTTGTTCATCAGCAGTTACTAAATCACTACTGACAAATGATTGCCATGCACTAAACGTAGTGTAATCACCACTACCTGTACTATCTAATGTCTTTGTGACTACGGTAGGCATGCTTATCTCACTGTTAGGTTAAGTTGAATTTCATCTAAAGTTGAGTTATTGATGTCTGCTATATCTGTGTAATTAATTGTTTGCTTACGATAATGAACAAGTTCATGTTCATCAGTGTGTAGACTTTCTTCAAGATAAGTGAAGTTTGCAATAGGTGCATTCGGTACAGTTATTTTTACAAATAACGTAGTATCGTTTTCAGCTTTACCCCAAATCCAATCATCTTGTTTAACAGCGAGCACGGTGCCATCTTTGATAACACCGTTGTCGCCTTTTTTAATTAACATAACAGCCATTAATAACTCCTTAAAGTTAAGAAAGTGCGATTGAACGCACTCTCTAATATTGTTACGCTAGTGTGATTGAAATGTCACCAATCGGGAACTTTAATGTGTCACCGTTGGTTACAGTCTTATTCTCATCTAAAGCATCCCAAAACAGAAGATTACCTGAACTACTAGCATCCAAAATACCGTAATGAGTTGCAGTTGCATTCCAATTAGCAGTTGCTGTTGGGAAGTCGATGCTCACATCATTAGTACTAGTACCTGAAACAGCGTTAGCAAAATCTGCAGTTGCATCTGCTCTAGCGTAAGAACCCGTTGCCGTTAATTCTGTGTAAGAACCTGCGTCTGTAGGCAATGCGCTGAACATAGCAACGTAAATGTTGGTAGCAGGTGTGTAAGTTCTTGCACCTTCACTAAAGATGTGGTCTGATACTTTCTGCTCAAGATAATCAGATGCTGTACCTGAAACAGTTTGAGTTAGTTGTCCTGCACTGATTTCAAAAGTATCGTTTGTAGTAACTGTTTTACTAACGTCTAATGCGCCATGACTGATTTGGTTTCCACCTGTAGCCGCATCATAGATTGCTAAGTGCGTTACCGTACCCCATCCCGCTGTTGCTGTTGGGAAAGTTACAGTACCCGATGTTGTAACAACACCGTTAGTCGTACTAGCACCAAATGTACAAGCAGTAGCCGCGTAACTACCACCTGTTACTTCAGTTCCACCACCACTATCACTCGTTGCCGATGTGTATAGTCTAACGAACAAAGCGGCTGGGCTTGTGAACGCACCGTTACCTAGAACGTGGTCTAGGATTTCATTTTCAATGTAATCACTTGCTTGTGACATAAATTACTCCTTGTAATATAAAAACATGTTTTTACTCTTAAAAGTAACAAACTGAGTGAGTAACTTTCAGCTTGCATCTATTGCAATTTCTAAATTAATTCTCTACGTACGTGTCTGTACTTGAACTCATAATAAGGGTCGCCATCAACATACACGCCTGTTGGCGGATAGTACTTGTTAACAACACTTGCTAAAATATCGCCCGTGTCAGGATTGTAAATGTAGTGTTTATCACCCGAACCGTAGTTCGTGCTTGTAGCGTACAAATCACTACTAAAATATTCATTCGCAGGTAATTCATCTGCGTTACTGTGAATCAATGCCATTTCACCACTACTTGGCCAATACCAATCACTGTAACCATTTTCAGTAGCGTAAATTGTACTACCTGAGTAATATACTTCTGCTATGTCGTGATAACCTGAATCTAAATTCATGTAATCAGTGATGTTAGCAACACCATCATGTGTGCTTGTTGCTTGCTGAACAGCGGGTGAACCTACACCATTACTAACAGTGTAATAAGCACTAGGGTGACTTTGTTGGTTCGGATTTCCCCAAATCTGTTGTGTTGTTGAAGCTGAATCAACGTTGCGTGCTAGTATTAGGCGATATTTGTCCGAACCCGATGTATGTATGCCCATGTACAGTCCACCATTGTAGTAGTTGCCTATACGCGCTTGTGCGATAATAAGTTTGCCTATGCCTAACGACATTAAGCAAAACCTTGCTGTGCAACGAAGCCTAGTACAGTTGTACCTGCATCAATTGTCATGAATGATATTACATCTAGACCTGATGTTGATAATGCGGGTGCACCTGCATCACCCCAATCAACAGAAGTTGGCCAAGTAACATTAGTACTACCGTTGCGAATATGCATTTGCCATGTAACAACCTTGCCTGTGCTTGGTAAGTTACTGAATGTGATAGTGGTCGCACCTGTTATAGTTTTAGTGTGTACTGTGCCTGCACTGTAATCAATATCATTAGCGGGCATCGTGACTACTGTTTCAGTGTAGTTTCTATGCTCTGCATCTTTAACGACATTATCTTGGCAATCTAGCGTACCGCTTAACTGTGGTGTAGTATCATCAGTTAAGTCTTGCATAGCAGAACCTAATGTGCTTACATTTGTATCTGTGAACGCATTAGTGTCTGCATTGGCTTCGTACGCAGTTTTAATTTCAACATTAGATTGGTCAGCAGTAGCAGAAGCTTCAATAGCACTTAACTTAGCACCATCACCGTTAGCAAAT